CCATATTCTTGAGATTCTTCACAGTCATAGCATATATCATAGCCCTCCATCACACCACCTCGCTTTCTTTATATATACTTCCATAGGCATTTCTTTCGTTGGCATTCATCACACCACCTTTTTTAGTATGATCTACATACATATCCGCTAACCGACCACAGTTCTGCAGCACATCTCTAACGGTGTCTCTAGGTGAAACACCTTCTGAGTCTTGCTTAAGAAATGATTTCTTAGCATGAGTTTCGATTACTACCATTAAATACTTCACACTTACTTCCCATGTCATAGCTAGATTAATGCGCTTATGTTTTTTCATTACTTCACCTCACTTTCGTAATTTTCATTTAGATAATACTCATCAGCAATAGTTTCCATGATCCCTATCTCTGTTACATAGCCATCCTTTAGGGCTTTTGCTAACAACTGATCAGCGTCTAACTCAAAATTAAAGCTAGATGCTTGTTGATTGAACAACTGTTCTTTTGTTATTCGAATTGGATTATAGATTTCTGACTTCCTCTTGAATGTCGTAAACTTTATCTTCTTTTTTAACATTACGTTCTCCTGTTTTTGTGTTAGGACTTAATTGTCCTAGAACTCAGGGCTGGAATTGAACCAGCCCAAGTACCATACTGAGTTATAAACCCTTTTCAAGGATGTGGTTCACACCTCTAAAGGCTTGCTGTGATGCGTAGATAAACTCTTTCGGTTTATCCCTGAGTGCCTGACTCCAACTTTGTAGGTAAGCGATAGAATTCTCACGCTCAACCTTAGGATCGATATCTAGATAAGAACTCAAGCTGCAAGCACCAAGCTCCGCGACTAGCTCCTCTTTAGAATATTCTTCACTACCAAAGCGATGGTCTTCGAAGTCTGTCCATCTGCTCAGTCTTGACTCATGTCCTGTGCTATGCGTTAGCTCATGCAGTGCTACCCGATAGTAAAAAGAATCAGATTTAAATGATTCTCGGTTAGGTAACCTTACGCCATCAGGTCTAGGTGAGTAATAAGCTCTGTTACCACCGTGACTAATTCCACCAGCCAGCGTTTTAGCATATTTGATCACTAGGTCTTCGGCTCTCTTGATGATCTTAATCTTACTAATAGCCTTTGTCTTCTTGATCTCCTTAGGTGGCTGTAGCTTGGTTGGGATACCATCAGTAAAAGCGCATTGGTCTAAATTGAAGACCGTGTACGCTCTTATTAACCAGCTTACCTTATCGGTTGACTGGCATTGGTTACAAGGTTTTCCGTCGTAAACTGGCGCGCCATGACATTTAGTGCATCCTGCCTCACCACGTAAGTAGGTTGACTGTTTCCAAAAGAATACCGTCGTACCTGACTCACCTTTATTGACCTGACCACCCAACTTCTTTGATTGGTTGTAGGTTGCCCAGTACTTACTCCTATATAGATTGACAGTTGATACTGATTCGAGTATCAGGCTATTCAATCCGTTGTACAGTTTTCTTGAGTTAGCTGATCTTTGTGTACCAAAACTGAGCAAGCCATCTTCAAACTCACAATTCCAAGGCTTATCCCAAGGGATAACTCCTTTATCTAACTGGCTTAGAATTGGTGCAACAATTTTATCAAATTGATTTTTTTTCATGTTCTTAATTCCCTTTGTGTATTGTGTAACCTGTACTCATCAGACTAGGTAGGTTATCTCCTAGTGACCCTGATCGCTCAGGGTTTCGACTTAGTTAGTGGGCTAGTCAATAGTGAGTTGAATAACGTCTACACGTTCTAGCCCCAGTGAATTAAACATAGGTTCGAGGAATGCATTCTAGAGACTTAGTTCCTCTTATTTGCTCAACAGCTTTCAGGCAGTGTGTTGTGTGTTCACCAGCAAATCATCAAATTGTCAATAATCATTATCTAACCAACAGTACAAGGTACACAAGTGTCACACATGTGTCAAGGTAATAATGATATGCAATGAATATAGTTAGTGTTTACCGTCGTGAAAGGTTGCATACGATTGTAGTAGTTTATAATCACAAGTGTCATTATACTTTACCCAATTCAGGCACAGAGTATTGTTTTTGAGATTCGGATCATACCATAATGAATGAATCATATTCGCTTGGATTTTATTGATTAAGGAGGCGACAGGTTTAATACCTGCTCGTTCTCGTCGGTGGAATGGAAAGTGGTAGTAAAGTGGGAGTAATAATTGGTTGCGCATGTGCCTAATTACAAGGGGTGCATCCGACCCCCGTAGTCGTAGATGGGTACTTTCACATGTCCTGAGTACTAGTTAGTAATTGTCACAGGGAATAAAGTAAATGGAAAAAGGTAAAACTAAAAAGAAAAACTTAGCAAAGTCTTGGGGAGAATGGATTAGAAACCATCCTCAAACACCAACTCTTTTGCAGAAAATATTTGACACAGCTATGATGGATGGGGACGACAATCAATGGAGAGCCATTAGCGTTCTTATTGACCGCATTGCCCCACATCTAAAGTCTGTAGAAATGGAAGTTAAAGGTGAGATCAATCAGGGCGTTATAGTATTACCTGAAAAAAAGATACGGTCACAGACTCCTCCCCGAACAAAAGTAGACTTGATTGCCGAAGAGGTGATCCGAGATATTTCAGCCGAAGCATAGATGCCTGAAAAAATAATATGGAAGGCTCATGAAGGTCAACAGACTAGGGTTTTACAGCAATCAGCTAAGGAAATACTATATGGTGGTTCTAGGGGTGGAGGTAAGACTGAAGCAGGGCTAGCTTGGATGATAGAGCCTAAGTACCTGATGAACGAAAGGTATCGTGGTCTTGTTATTCGTAGGAACTATGATGATCTAAGAGATTGGATTGATCGGGCTAGAATGTTTTACAGGTCTCTTGGGGTAAAGGTAACTGGCAATCCTGCCGAGTTTAAGTTCCCTAGTGGTGCAAAAATAAGAACAGGTCATTTAGCGGATAGCGATGCTACATACAAATACCTAGGTCACGAATATCATAAGATTCTTATTGAAGAGCTTACAATCATTCCGACCGAAGAAAATTATCTACGACTAATCTCAACTTGCCGTTCTACTATAAAGGAACTAGAGCCACAGGTTTTCTGCACGACAAATCCCGGTGGTGTTGGGCATATGTGGGTAAAACAAAGATGGGTAGATGTAGCTAGAAACAAGGAATACGTAGACCCTAAGACTGGGCAAACTAGAATATTTATCCCTTCTCAGGTATATGACAATCCAACCTTAATGGAAGCTGATCCTGATTACGTTAGATCACTAGAAGGTTTGCCTGAAGACTTAAGAAGGGTATGGTTAGATGGCGATTGGGATGTCTTTCAAGGGCAGTTCTTTAACAAATGGCGTTACGACAAGCACGTTGTTAAGCCGTTCGCTATTCCTGATGACTGGCACAAGTATAGAATGATAGATTATGGCTATTCAGCCCCATTCTCTTGTTTATGGGTTGCTGTTGATTACGACGGTTGTCCTTGGGTTTATAAGGAACACTATGAAAAGGGTAAGCCGTTAAGCTATCACATCAGAAAAATTAAAGAGTTAAGTGGCGACGAAAAATACCAAATAACTATGGCTGATCCTTCAATGTGGATACGCAATCCTCAGAACTCCTCGAACTGGTCACAAGGGCTACCTAGTCATATGTCAATTGCTGACATCATGCTAACAGGAGGGATCACGGTAAACAAGGCGAATAATGATCGAATCAGTGGAGCGAACCTTGTAAGAGAGTACTTGGAGTGGAATGATTCGGATAAGCCTGAACCAAGCCTTAAGTTTTTCTCTAATTGTAAAAATACCATTAGGACATTGCCAATGCTAGTACACTCAGAGAAGAGACCTGAAGACCTAGATACGACTCAGGAAGACCATGCTTACGATAGTCTGCGTTACGGTCTGATGTATATTGGTAGACCAAGCAAGGAATCCATAAAACCTTACTTACAAAGGGAGTTGGAAAAATTATTAGCAATGGAAAGTCAGGAAGACGGAGTAAGGAATTAATCCAAATAACTTTATTTGATGAGAACGGCAAAAGAACAGAAGTTATTCTTAAATCTGAAGATTACCCAAGTGTTGATCTCACTAAGGACGAGCTTGGTCAATTTGAACAGGCAATATCTGATATCGCTTGCTCATCAATAGATCTAACAGTAAACCCGAATCATATTCCATATGGAGCGCACAGTTAATAAAAATGTATCACAATAAACAGATTGGAGTAGTATTATGCCACAAGGAGTAGGAACGTACGGTTCTCAGGTAGGGCGACCTTCTAAGAAAACAAGTGTTGAAGACATGCAGGATGTTCGCAAAAAAGTATCAAGTGAATTAAAGATACGTAGATATAAAGATAAAGATATACTTAGCGGAGGACAAGTCAGCGGGAAAACTCGTATAAGATGGTCTGATGGGTCTGCTGTCTCTGTTTCAAGAGACAAGGCTAAACAGGCTGTGAAAGATTCAGATGAAGCCCAAAGCCGTAGTACATTAAAAATAATAAAGCGCAAGAAAAAAATTAAAAAGGTTGCTACAGGCTTAGCCGGTGCGGTTATTGGGGGTGCTATTGGTGCTAAGACAGCCGATAAAAGCGTTAAGGGATTGGGTATGCACGGTATAAGGTCAGCCCAAGGGGCGGGATTAGGCTACTCCATAGCGACCCAAGGTGCAGATATGATAGAAAACAGACGAAAAAAGATGAAAAATGTACATAAGGTAAATAAAAACCCTAAGGGAAAAAATAGGTAAGAATGATGGCAGATAACACCGATAATTTAGATAAATACCAACCTACCTCGGAAGACTTGCAAACTATAAAACGAACAGAGAGTATGTTTGGGATGGCAAGAAAATCTCGATCCGAGATAACGAAGTTATGGCGAGAGGCTGAGGGTTTGTATCAGGGAAATCACTGGGAAGGCATGAACATGCCTAAGTTTAAGAATCAAATCACAGTAGACTTGATTGCTTCTGCTATTGATACGATGATACCCATTTTATCCTCTAGACCTCCTAAGATTGATATTATGTCAGTATCAGGTGACGAAACAGGGCGAAATGTAGCAGGCACGCTGCAAGCCTTTATGGATGAGCTTTGGTATATCAGGGATATGCAAAACGTGATACCTGAACTTTTACTCGATTACCTTGTCTATGGTACTGGTATTATGAAGACAAGTTGGAATAATACAGATCAGATGCCTGATTGCGATATTATCGATCCTTTTAATTTTTATATTAATCCATCCGCTACTAAACTTGAAAATGCTGAATGGGTTTGTTTAGCCTCAGCGATGCCAATCTATGAAATAAAAGAAAGATTTAAGAATGGAGAATTTGTCAAGCCTATGGGAGACCTTGATAAGTTCGCTTCAACTAAGATTGGTACATCCAATTTTGGAGAAGATAAGATACAGGTAACCGATACAAAAGGGACTGAGACAAACTATTACGATGGTTATGGTAAGGCTATGGAAGATTTAGAGCCACGAGCCTTAGTCATTGAGTGTTATATGCGAGACCCTTCTAAAGAGTACGTCGAAAATGAGAAGGGCGAACAAGAGAAGAAGATGAAGTATCCCAATGGTATGAGGCAGGTTACGATAAGTAATGGGGTTTTACTATATGACGGACAAACAAAGTATCAATTCTTCAGCAAAGAGAACCACTGTCCCCATCCTTTTCCTTTCGTTACTATTAAGAATACTGGTTCGCCTCATTCGTTTTGGGGAAAGCCTGAACCGAAAAGACTAAAATCAGTTAACCTAGCAATGGACAGAATAAGTTCTCAGATAATGGACAATATCCATTTAACCGCAAACCCAATGTGGGTAATCGATAGTTCAAGTGGCGTTGAAAATCAGATAACAAACAAACCCGCACAGATCATTACAAAAAAAGGTGCAGGTAGTGTGGAGATGAAGAATCCGCCTAGTATGCCATCTTATGTGTTCAATTTTTATCAGCTTCTTGGAGACGTATTTGAAACCGTAAGTGGTGTCAATAAGTCAACCCAAGGTAAAGATTCAAGTTCAGTAACAAGTGGCGTGCAAGCGCAGATATATCGTCAGGCGAGTACAACTAAGATAGACTTTAAAGCGCGCTCTCTAGAGCAAGCTATAAGCGTTCTAGGTACAATGTGGGTTGCCATGTTCAAGCACTTAGGTAACACCGCAATAAGGGTTAATTATATTGGCAATGATGGAGTAACAGAACCTCGCGATATGATCGGTGTTATGTTCAAGGATATAGACTTAATGGTTAGAGCCAAGGCTGGGAGTATGCTACCTGAGAACAGACAGTTTATGGAAAACAAGATATTACAACTTGCCCAGCTTGGTATTGTTACCGACCCTGAGTATATCGTAGATAATATGGAAATGCCCGCTAAAGAAAGATTATTAGCGAAGATTAGAGAAGAAAAGAAACAAGCCCAAGAGCAAGCTAACCAACCTATTACCCCCGATCAACTCGGTGGAAATGAGGATGAGATATATGAGACTCTAAGGAACGACCCTGAACTCTTGGGTAAGGTACAACAGTAAACTCTTTTTATTATCTTAGAGGCATAGACATGAACAGATTTCAGACAGTACAGTTCTTACAATACTATCAATTAGGAGATAATGATGAGTGAGAGCATAGAAGGAGGCACGTACGGAGCGTCAATAGACCGTGAGGTGGCTGACTCCCTTTTTACACCCGATGAGGGGGAGCAACAGCAACCATCGCCAATAAGTGACTCCAACAGTGAGGAAACGACTGACGAGAAAGTAGAGACTCAGGAAACTGAGCAACCCGAAATTTCTGATAAAACAGTTCCTACGGAAGATAATGAACCTGAGCAATCTTGGCAGACGGAAATAGAGATTGAAGGGCAAACGTACACGACAGAACAGCTATTAGAAGCTTTGCAAGATTCTTCTAATAGAGCCGATTGGCAGAAGAGTAATACGCAAAAGGCGCAAGAAATCGCCAATCAAGAAAAGCTCTTACAGGCTGAGTTAGACCGAATCAATGGTGTGATGTCGGATGAAGACGTTGTGGAAACCATGAAGGATGTGCTTGGCGAAGACCATGAATTCTTCAAGAAATCGACCGTTAAGCTCCCAGTAAAAACAGATCAAGATCAGGCAAATGAACTTGAAACATCTCGCGATGACGTGCGATTTCAAGAACTTGAAGACAGAGTACAAGAGATGCAGCTCAAAGAAGAAGTTGCTAACGAAATAAATCAACTTGTACAGGCACACCCTGAGCTAGAGAGAGATGGAAATGCAATATCCGAGGTGTTGGATATCGCTGTAGATCGCAATATAAGTGATCTTGAAGACGCATACATCCTCGCCCAATCTAGAGCAACTGATGAATCTGCTATAAAAAGAGCAATGAAAAAACTAAATGAGGCTGAACGACTGAAGGCGATACCTGACGTGGACGCTAATAAGAAGGGTGATCATAGCCCAACGGTTACGAAGTCACCTGATTATGACCACGCAAGGGAAGTAGCCTTAGCGGATTATCAGCTCTTTGAATAAATAATCAGAAATAAAAGGGGGAACGTCATATGGCTTTAAGCTATGACAACTTATCTGCTTTAACGAGGGACAAATAT